GCAAACCCGAGGTCGCGGTGCCTGTACCAAGAATAGACCCCGCAGTTAGTCCAGTGGTAAGCGCCCCAGTAGTCGCTGTAGTAGCGACGGCGGCAGGAGCAGCAAGCCAAGCGCCCATAATTTCACCTCAATGTCAATTGCAAGAAGTTTAGCACTTCAATGCGGTTATCGGCTAACTTCTTCCCAGTCAAGGGACGCATGAATTGTCGCGCTGTTGCTTGAAGCGGCGGCAATTAACGTCAACTCAAAAGGGGTGCCAGTTATCCCGTTTCGCTCTAGCTGGTTGGCAAACAACGCCTGTTTCAGAATGTCGATAGTGGTAGCGCCTTGGTTTGACCCCTGCGTGTAGCCCGAGGCTAGGATGCGCCCGCCAGTAAATGATGTCCCGGTAATGTTGTACTCCGCCCCAGAGTTAGTCCCAGCACTTGTCCAAGTCCCGCCGGTTGTGGTTCCAGAAGCCACTAGCCGCCATTCATAGTTCACGTTGTTAGTCAGCGCCAAAATGGACGCCGCCGTTAATACAATAATTGCATCAAGGCGCGTGGTTTTTAGACGCAATGAAACTATGGGGTAGTAAGTTCCCGCCGTAGCCAGTGATGTCGGCGTTGTAATGGGCGTGCCGATAGCTTGTTGCAAACCTGTTAATGCAAAGCCGCCTTCTGAGATTACCGTCGAGCAAACCTGCTTTAGCGTACTGGCACCCGACGTTGCCGCCGTATTCTTCATCTCGTAGCGCAAAGGCAGCGAGGCGGTAGTGATGTAGGTCGTTGTAGTCAGGTTGGCATGGTTGAAGTTGTGCGCCGGGACGAACACCCCATCGATGAGGAACCCCATACGAGCGGTGCCAAGACCTAACCACTCGATGTCCATGTAGAGAATCTGCGACTTAGACAAGTCAAGCGTGATCCCGGACGGCCCATTGCCGTCTAATGTGTCTTGGTTCCATTCGGCTTGCGGTACTTGCGTATTTACTACCGCCCCGCTTACGGAACTCCGCTCGACGAAGTATGCACTTGAGCCTTCGCGCTCAATATAGAACCCGTTAGCCGAACCGTAGTACCCAACGCGCTGACGTAGCCCCGCTTTTGCCTCGCCCATGACAAAGGTATTCATCACCAGCAAGCTCTTACCCGGCTGATACGCAAAGACTTTGATCGTCTCTCTTACTACCTCATCATTGTTTGCGCTGCCAACCGTCAAGTTGACTAGACCTTCATTCGCACTGAACGTCGCGGCGGCGGTGCCCGTGGTACCTGTTGACCACAGGTTATTGTCTGCATAGCGGTGTGAAGAGTCGAACAGCGTAAACGGCTCACTTACCCGGACGCGCCCAAAGGCATCTAGGTTTGTCCCGCCGATGGAGACAGGTATTGTTCCGCTAGTAGAGGCCATAAGCTGCGCGATAAAGTTATCCAGCGTGTTGAAGTATTGACGCAGGATGTTGTTGAGTGTGTCGTGGTACCCACGGTCGTATTGAACTGGCGCAAACGGTAGTGCCGGTGCTTTCGTCCGCGTAAGCTGGATCGACTCTGTGGTAACAATCTGTGTGCTCATTTGCGCCCATCAGGTCTGACATCAATTCTTGGCACGCCTAGTTGCCACTGAGTACCCAACGTATTCGAACTAATCCTGAACGCTAACTGTCTGCCGCGCAGTCTTGTATACACAATCTCAGTGAACTTCTGCACGTTGTAAGTCTGCTGCCCTGCGTAGGACTCTGTGGAAACAACGCCCGCAGTTGCCGATGTGCTGTAAGCCGAGCCGGGGTTCTGGCGTGGGCGTAGTGTCATCGTGACCTGTGGGAATAGCGGGCTAGGTGTTGTCGAGCCATCAAACGTAATATCAGGAATCATCCGCCAGACGAATCCGTAGTTATGCCCATCGCCAATATCAAAGTCTGAGGACTGCACATACGCATTGATTGGGCTTGGTGGGTTAGTAGTGCCGTCATCCACACCTAGCTCGTGGAAGTACAGGCGGTCGTCGAGAGCAGCTGCCATCGGATATTCACGTAGTGGCGAATCTAACCAAGCAGTGCGCCCCATATTTCCGTAGTACCACACACGGTCAAGGTAATTAAAGATGACGTAACGGTCGATGACGTTTGAGTTCTTGGAGCAGTAGAACCACCAGATTTCAGAATAGCCTTCGTTAGTGCCAGCTTGAATCTGCGCAAACTGATCCCGGTTGATGTCCTGATAGACGAACGTACGCACTGCACTTGGCAACGTCTCAACCCGACCAGAGTAGACGTAAAACTTATCAACCCCAATCCAATACACCACGCCCGCTGCGGTTGCCATAGCGTTCTGGGACACGATGGAGATGTTGTCCGCCAGCAGTGTGAAGCCCCAGACAAACGGTGGCCCGAGATACTGCATAGAGTAGATAGCCGCATCCGTCCAGATTAGGATTTCCTGACGAGTCTGCAACGCACCAATAATTTGTGAGCCGTGCGACAGGCGATAACTACCTGCTTGGTTCGTAGCTTGAGGTGTCCAGTCGGTGTAGCTTTCTTGCGCAGACCAGCGCACCAGCATTGGGTCAAGCGAAGATTCATTGTAGTCATTGCACCCGAAGGCAATAACAATACGAGAAGAATCTGATACAAGAATCTCGTTAATCACCGAAGGCACATCCGAAGTACCAGTCAGGCTAATACCCGATGTAGTCGCCGTAGCCACCGCACTCATTGTGTATGTACCTGCACCACCGGTACCTGTACCAAAGGCAGTAATCGTAGTGCCAAGCGGGATGCCCGAGCCTGTTACCGTCATACCGACATGGATGGAACCCGATGTAACAGAAACTACGGTCAGCGTAGCCGACGAGTTAATATCCGCAGTGCCTAAAAAAGAACCAATCAGGATTCCTCGTGTGCCAACGTCCGGCGCATTACCGGAACCGGGCGACCAATAATAAAGACCGCCGCCGCGTGGGTTGAATAGCAAGTCCTGACCAAAATTACTTTGGCTCCACAGGCGTAGTTGTGTACTGGTTGTCGTAGAAGCAGATTGCCCCCAGCCGTAGTAGCCAGAGGCGTCTTGCACAACAGAGTTATCTGGGTGAGGTGCCGCAGTTGTCCCGCTTGCCCCACGTGTGCACCCGGTAAATGTCGTAGCGCCTACACCGGTATACGAGATAAGCTCAGTGCCGATGACAATAATACCTGCGGGTGGGAACGTAGAAGTGTCATCAACCGTTATGGTGACGTTGTTTGCAGCAACAGGCTGACCCACAGGGTAGTAGATTCTTGGGTTAGCGCCACGGGTGATGCCGGTAAACGAAGTGCCTGTCGTGCCAGTGTACGTAATGATCTCCGACCCAATCACAACCGTGCCGGACGGCGAAGCAAAACCAGTTGTTGATACAACATTAATATCAGCAGTGCTGGTCGCCGAAGTTATAGCGGAAGTGAGCGTTGTATCCACCGTGCCGGAGGCCATATTTATCTGCGTAATCGCAGGGCCAGTAGTCACACCACCCCAAAGACCCGCACCCCAACCAACCTGCGCTGTGCCTGATACGGTGCCGTTATTTAACTGGTATGCCGCTGTTACTGTACCACCGCCTGTAGCCGCCGATGTTGCGTTAAAAGCCGATGTGATGGTGTAAGTGTTCGTATCCACGTACGAAACGACGTACTCGCCGTTCAAGTTCAAGCCGCCTACAGTAGACGCACCGGTGAAGGTTACATAGTCACCAGTAATGGCCCCATGATCTGCATCCGTGACAACAACGATATTCTCTGTGCCTGCCGTGATGTTGGTAGTGAACGGGTTAGTTAGCACCACAGTGCTGCGGATTGGCGTGATGTCGTAGTAAACACCGCCATACTCGATGTAGAACTTGCGCTCGGTGCCCACGCCCATCAAGTTAAAGAACTTCAGCGTGATCCAGTTCCACAGCGAGCGGCATGTGCCGATAAACGTCGAAGAAGACAGCCGAGTCCAGCCGCCGATCTTTTCAGGGTATCCAGATTTAAAACGCACTTTGTCGCAGTCATACCAACCGCCCTCGTTAGCAAGTGTGGTGCCTTCGCGGTTTACGCCCGGACGATACTGTAGTTTCTGTAATGGCATTTATTTCACCGGTTGCCTGATGGCGTTGTATTGTTTGACGCACTGGTCGAGGGCTGCTTGGAGACGGGCTGCGTCGGCAGCGTACCCTGCAAGAAACTCTCCATCTCCTTTTGCCAGTTCCGCACCGGAGGCTCCACTGCAAGCTCGGGCGGTACCGGAGGCGGTACCATTTTGGGTGGGGCGCTCCTGCCTGTCGCGCAAGCTGTTAGTAAGAGCGGTAGCACGAGCATTAATGTCTCTGATCTGCGCATCCTTTTCCCTCCGCAGCTTGTCTGCCGCCTGTTGCATTTCCTGCTCACGTTGCCGGGCTTCTTCCTGCCCCTTGGCATAAGCGGCGTACTGCTCAGCCTTCTCTTTATCCCACGCTTGCTGCACCTCGGCTCTGCCCGCAGAATTGCCTTTATAATACCCGCCCCCGGCCGCTGCGCCAACAGCTAACACAAAGCCGAGTATTACCCACGGATTCATTTTGGCGGTACCTTCGTGCCGTCGAGCTTCTTGTGAATCTTGACCTCTTTACAGACCTGCACTTCCTTACCCTTGTTGTCCTTCTGCTTGTTGCAGACCTTCTTGGTCTCTTGGGCATGGATTTGAAACGCCAAGAACAAGCTGGCAACGACGG